AGGCTGGATCAATTTAGGCCCCTATGTTTTTGCAGTAATTGGCGATGCGCCTATTGATCTGTTCAGTTTTATTCGCATCACTCATCCAGGCAGGCAGCAGCTTGAGTTCCAGTTGCGTCCAATCCCAAGTGCTGTATTTGCGCAGCAGACCGGCGGCGGCAAAGTATTTGCTCTTGACGGCAGGACGCGCTATCGCGACTGGAAAAGTGAAAATTATATGGGCGTGTTTCGCATTGGCGGCAGAGGGCATTTCATTGAGGCAAAGGATTATTTCACGCACTCAGAGATGGCAGCCAAGCCTGGCTTGCTGGAAGATTTTGTTTATGGCCAATGGGTTGAAAGTGGTGTAACTGGTGTAACTCGGATTGATGTTGTTTCTAGAACGACAAACTCATACATCAATGAAGGTGATTCAGCTTCCGAGTACCAAGTAAGTAATGTCCTGAGCAACGCCCTCGGTATAGATCCTTATCACGCCAATTTGGCAGTAGGTGAAACAGCGCAAATTACGAACTGGGTGTTTGACGATGGAATCCGCTCAGTCAACATGACATTGCATCTGAGGGTGCGTGAAGACAAGCCTTGGTACTCACAAAAAAATAAATGGTGGCAAGTCGATTTTGTTGAGGTAATCTCAACAACAGGCTTTTGGAGTGACGGTGATACTTTCAAAAAAGCATCTGGCGCGGCAGATGGAACTAAATACCACTTCGTCTATGAAGTACAAGTCAGCAGCGGCTACGTCGAAAATGACCTTTCGTATGGTGCTACTCGCTTGTTTGAAAAGTACAGCAAAATTGCTGAGGTATCACACTACGGCGATCTAATCACGCGCAGCTGCGATAACGGCCCAGAGCACGAAATCATCTATGTCAACGAATGTTTGTCTGAAGACCCAATCCCGTCTTATGCCAACTGCGCTGTAACGGGCTTGAAGCTGCGCTCCAGCGATAACTTCACTCAGCTGGATCAGTTGCGGTGTTACATCAAAGAAGGCATCCACGTTGAGCGCTTGGTTGAAAATGACATCGGACCCAGCAATCTGTTGACCGATCTGTTCTGGTATCTGATTACCAATAAGGACACAGGCGCAGGAGCTGTCGTTGATTCCAGCCTCGTGGATCGAGACGCGCTGGTTGTGACAGGTCGCTACCTGAAAGCAAACAATCTGTTTTTTGATGATGCAATTGCTGAACCACTAAACCTGCGATCCTGGGTCAGCGAGGTTGCGCCATCAGTCCTGTGCTACACGTCAATCAAAAACGGCAAGATGTCTATCGAGCCAGCGCTGCCGTATGACGGCAACTATGAGATAGACGCCAATGCGCCGATTGCTATAAGCGCAATGTTTACAGATGGAAATATCATTAGCGATTCCTTAAAGATTGACTGGCTAGAGCTTGAGGATCGCAAGCTTTTCCAGGCTGCCGTGATTTACACCTGGAGCGGTCTAAACAAAATTCCAGAGCAGCAAACCCTAGTCGTTCGCTACAACGAAGCTGGTGCCAGTGAGCTGCCGCTAGAAGAGTTCAGCTTGCCGCATGTGACCACGACTCAACATGCACTTTTGGCGGCACGATACTTTTTGGCAGTGCGCAAGCATGTAACCCATACGATTACGTTTGAAACACTGCCTTGGGGACTCGACCTTGCCCCTGGTCAGTACATCAGGGTTTCTAACGAGCTAAGCCCGTATAACCCTACCAATAATGGCATCGCAAAAGCGGATGGCACAGTAATCTCTGCGTTGCCTCTTGCTGATGGCACCTATGCAGTGCATTACTGGGAGCGGAGTCAAACTGAAGTTGAAACTGGACAGCTAATCATTGCTAACGGCAAAGCGCAAAACATACGCGATTGCGTGTTTTCTGTGTACAACGCAAACCAGACAGGCGATGTTTACATGATTGAAGCGTTGGACATTAACGAGGAAGGTATCGTCACGATCAAGGCAAGCAACTTCCCGGTTGATGCGAACCGACGTAGCCTCATTGCGCGGGATACAGTAGATGCAGATTCGGTCTTTGAATCCGTAGGAGGGCAACCGCTGTAATGGCTTTCCCATCGCTGCAGCCAACGGGTCGCCAGTTTGATGCTGGCGATTATCCGTACAAAACCTTTCAGTCGCAAAACGGCAAAGAAGTTCGCATCCTTTACGGCGACAAGCGCACGGGCATGACACTCGATCTGCGCTATGAAAATATCCCGGACACTCAAGCCGACGATTTTGTCGCGCATTACGACGAAGTGAAGGGCGGCTTTAGCGCTTTCACGCTGCCAGCAGAGTTCCGTACCGGCTGGAGCGGTAATGCAGCCGCAATCGACGCAGCCACCGGCAACCAGTGGCGCTACAGCAATCCACCGAGTATTGCATCAGTGCGACCTGGGATTAGTAGCGTTACAGTACAGCTAGTAGGTGTCCTGTAATGGCCAAGGTTTATACCGGGCGTGATGGCCGCCTTTTGATTGATAGCATCGAGCAAATCAAGGTCACGAACTGGCAGCTGACCGGATCGCTTGAGATGCTGGAAACCACCAGTCTTGGTGAGTCGCAGCGCACTTATACGCCAGGCGTGCAGGAGTTTAATGGCAGCGCCACAATCCTGTACTACAACGATGGCACTGGACGCAATGATGCCGCTACAGCACTGAAGAAAGTCTTAAAAATTGCTGGCGTCAGTGACGGCGATACGGTTGATTTCCGCTTCCGCCTTGTTGAAGGAAACACCAATCACGACGTTCGCCTTACTGGGTACATCACAAGCGTTAGCTTTGGTGCCAGCGTTGGTGAGGTTAGCTCTGCGCAAATCAGCTTCCAAGCTACTGGCGCATTAAGTGAGGTGACACTGTAATGGGCGTTTACCTTGGCAATATCGGAAATGTTGAGCTGACGCGCAAGGCGATTGAAGGCGACCTTGAAAGTCTGGTTAATCCATCTGATGTAAACGCATCACGCGACCGATTTTCTTTTGACTTTGACGAAGGCTGCTTAATTAGCGGTGACTTCGTAGAAATTACAACAACTGACGGCACGACTTTAGATTTTATTGCCTCAAGCGGCTGGAGCGATAACACCGTCTATTCCAGCGGCAATTGGTTTATTTACATTGACGAGCTTGGCGGCATCAGGCTGTACGACAATTTTGACGACAGCTTGGAAGGTAGTACCGCCGGTTTGGTGCCACTTGTCGCGATCAACCGAGACATCCCCATTGCTGTCACTGTACGAGATCGTGGTGGCAGGTTGCTCGCTTGCGTTACTGACTACGAATTAAATACCAACAGAGAAACGGTTGATATTACTGCGTTGAGCGACCGCTATCGTCAACAGTACAGCTCGCTTATTACTGGCAGTGGACGCATCACCGCGCAGTGGGATTATGTCAACGAAGCAGGTAGCGAGCCCATCCATTACCTAATGCAGCTGGTGCTGCGCACTGAGATTGGCTCTGGCCTGCATATTAAGCTTTACATTAAAAGCCAAAATACGGATGCAGCTGGCGGGAGTTTTGCTGCCAGTCAATTCAATGATTCCCTGTGGTGGGAGTTTGATGCCTTGATCACCAATAGCGCCACTAGCTTCGCTCCGGGCGACATCATTCTTTCAACTATTGATTTTGTGGCCACTGGCCCAATCAAGCTACGGTCAAGGACTACCATCCCAAGCCGGTTGCTACAAGAGGCTGGTGATCCTATCCTTCTGGAGCAAGGCGGATACCTACTGCTTGAGGGTGAAGATGCCGCCTAAGATGGACGTACTGACCTGAGCGAGCACAATGGCAGACCTGCGGATCAGCGAATTACAGACGCTTGCAGGCGCCAACCTCGCTGCCGGTGATTTTCTCCCTGTTGCTGACGTAAGCGCTAGCGAGTCTCGCAAGATCACCGTTACGGATTTTGTCGGTAACGCTGTCACGCTTCTGGCTGACGACACGATTCCGAGCGGCAAAATTCTGTTTGCCGCCAATACGGTTCCTGGTTCAGCAGTAGAAGACGGCACGATAACAGCATCAAAGCTACTTACCAACGGCATCACTGGCGACAAACTTGCTAATAACAGCAGCGGTCGAATTGTCGCAGCATTGCCTGCGTCGGGTGACTTTGTGGGACAGCTTGCAGTTGAAACTGCAAGTGATGTTGCATATATCTGGAACGGAAGTATTTGGGCGAGCTTCAAGGCCTCTGGCAATGTAAACACAGTCGTTGGTAGCTCTACTGGCCCTATCAACATTGAAGTTGCGACTGTAGGATCAACCGTCACGATTAGCACATCGCTTGACAACACTACAGCAGGTGGAGAATTTTTAGCAGGCCCAAGCGGCGGCGCTGGTGCAGTCAGTTATCGCGCTATTGCACCCACAGATTTGCCAACTGCAGCAACTGCAGCCAAGGGCGCAGTTCAGGTCAATGGCAACGGTCTAACCATGAATGGGGACCGCATTGAAATTGACAATACGGTTTCTGCGAATACTGCAGCGTTTCATGTCACTCAATACGACGCAAACGGTCTGATCACTGCAGGTCGCACAATCATTGGTGACGATTTACCTGCAGCAACATCGAGCACGCTAGGCGTCATTCTTCCTGGCAATGGCCTAGCAGTAACAAATGAAGGTCAACTGAATCACACCAATAACATTGCGGCTGGCACCCACACAAAGGTCACGATTGACACGCAAGGTCATGTAACCGTTGGCGAATCGCTTGCTGCAGCAGATATTCCAGAACTGAGCACAGACAAGCTGACAAGCGGTGAACTGCCGACTGATCGCATTGCAGATGGTGCAGTTACAGGCGTCAAGCTCGCCAACTCTTCCGTTACGCAGTTTGGTGGTGCAGCAAGCACAGAAGGTGTAGTCACTTTCCCTGCAGCTGAATTTACAGGTCAATACTTTTTTGACAGCATTAACGGCGATCTTTACCTCTGGGATGGCAACGCATGGCAAGCGATCACCATTACAGCCGGTGAGATTATTTACGCTGGCACATTTGACGCATCCGCTGGATCGGGGACAGGCGAGGTTGCTTCGCTGACAACTGCTGGCCAAGCAATTGGCCTAACTGTCGGCAGTGCATTGCCTGCTGCAAGTGCTGCCAACAATCGCTATTACTTGGTTGTCAGTGTCGGCGGCACAATTACAAGCGGCAATGCCCCGAATGTTGCATTAGCCGCGCCTGACATGATCCTTTCCAACGGCAGCAGTTGGGAAGAGATCGACGTTTCTACGTCTGTGACTGGTGCCACGCAGGCAACCAACATTACGGTTACGCCTGCCGGTGGCATCCAATCAACAAATGTTCAGGCAGCACTAGAGGAGCTTGACACTGAAAAGATCGGCGCAGCTGGCGCAACAATTACAGGCGAACTGCTTATTGGCACCACTGGTGCCTTGGCATTTGAAGGCAGCACCGCTAATGCTTACGAAACCTATCTGGCTGTTGTTGATCCTACGGCTGACCGCACGATCACTTTCCCCGATATTTCGGGCACTGTAATTACAACTGGCGATACCGGAACAGTTACCAATACGATGCTGGCTGGCAGCATTGCATTGAACAAGCTAGTCAATCTTTCTAGCGGCAACATTATTGTCGGCAGCTCCGGCAACGTGCCTACTGCTGTCGCGGTAACTGGTGATGTAACAATCAGCGATGCTGGTGTAACTGCCATCGCAGCTTGTGCAGTCATCAACGCCGACATCAGCGCCAGTGCAGCGATTGCCTTTAGCAAGCTGGCAGCATTGAACAGCGGATCAATCTTGGTTGGTAGTTCTAGGACTGTTGCCACTGCGGTCACTCCGTCTGGCGATGTAACCATCTCAAACACAGGTGTTACCGCAATCCGTGCTGGCGTACTTGTCAACGCTGACATCAACGCTTCCGCCGCAATTGCTGGTAG